CCCAGTTTTACCCCGAGTTGGAGGATTACTCGAAATCATCAAAAATAAAACACGAGAGCACCATCCGTGAGGCAATTGAAATTTGTATGTCCTGCAAAATACAGGAAACCTGCCTGGAGTACGCACTCAAGGCCGAACCCTTCGGAATCTGGGGTGGCACCACAGAAATTGAGCGCGTCTATCTGCGCCACAAATTAAACATCGAGTGCTTGCGCGAAGTACAAATGAACAGGTTTGCCCGGCGAACACGGCTTAATTTTTTATCGCCGAGCATGGCACCCCACCAAGACGAGTTATACCAAAAAAGCAAAGCGGTTTCCAAGCGCCTAGTCAAACGTGGCTGAAATTTCGATTTCGCCCCAACTGCAGAATGTCTTAGACCGGCTACAGGGCGTTGTACGAGTTTCGGGTGGGTTCCAAGCAAAATGCCCATGTCGGAACGACGACCATAACCCATCGTTTTCCGTATCCCAGGGCGAGGGTGGTAAAGTCGTCGTCTATTGTCACGCCGGAAGATGCGACACAAAACAGGCATGCGAAGCAATGGGAATCCAGATGTCAGAACTTTACCCCCCAAAAACACAAAAGAAACTCGATTTGGTGGCGACGTATCGATATTTTGACGAAAAAGGCACCCTTCTATTCGAAAAATTAAGATACGTCGACAGTCAGACCAACAAAAAAGAATTTAGACAAAGGAAGCCGAATGGAAGCGGCGGGTGGGAATACAAACTTGGCGACACCCCAAGGGTGCTTTATAACCTTCCGAAAGTATTGCAGGCCAAGAAAGACGGCACACCAATTTGGGTTGTCGAAGGGGAAAAAGACGTCGATACCCTGACCAAAGCGGGCATCTGTGCAACGACCATGCCCAACGGCGCCGGCACGTGGTTGCCGATACACACCGAATCGCTTGCTGGCTCAGTTGTCGAAATAATCGCAGACAACGATGACGCCGGGCTGCGGCACGCAAAAAATGTCTACGAAGAGTTGGTCGATGCGGGTTGCGATGCGCAAGTTTGGATTTGCGCAAAAGGCAAGGATGTGACAGACCACCTTCGAAATGGTGGCACGATTGACGAACTGACGCAAGTCGACCGTTCCGCTATTGATGCCGAACCGGCGGCAGAGAAACCCGAGCCGACCGAATCAGTCGAGTCTCGCACGGTTACGGAAATCTACGAACTTCTGGAACGCACCGATATGTCGGAGAGTCAAAAATTGTCCAGGACGCAGATGCTCATTGCTCGCAACTCGACGACGAGGTTGGTGGATTCGGGTCGTCTCGTGACCTGGCATGATTTCGTCAACGAAAGTCAAGATGACTCGTTTGATTGGTTGATACCGGGCCTGCTCGAAAGAACCGAGCGAGTAATCGTCGTCGCCGCCGAGGGCATCGGCAAGACCATGCTTGCAAGACAGGTTGCAATTTGCGTCGGCATGGGAATTCATCCTTTCTCTTTTCAAAAAATCAAACCGCAGACGACGCTGTCCGTCGATTTAGAAAACCCAGAAAGAATCATCAGAAGAACTTCGCGCTCAATTTATGGCGCGGCGTTCTCGGTTTCCGGCAACAAAAATCCACAAGCCCATCTTTTGATAAAACCTCAAGGTTTAAATTTGTTGCGGGTCGAAGACAGGGCAGTCCTCGAAGAGATGATGGAACGGACCCAACCCGCGATTTTGGTCATGGGGCCGCTGTACAAATCTTTCATCGACCCGGGCGGCCGGACGAGCGAAGCCGTCGCAATCGAGGTCGCGAGGTATTTGGATGTTGTACGCGATACCTTCAAATGCGCGATGTGGTTGGAACACCACGCCCCTTTGGGCAATTCGATGACGACTCGGGAACTTCGCCCGTTTGGTTCCGCGGTGTGGTCGCGCTGGCCCGAGTTTGGCGTGTCGTTACAACCCGATTCGACCGGCGTGGCATTTCATTACGACATTAGACATTTCAGGGGTGCTCGTGACGAGCGTCAGTGGCCAACTAGAATTAAAAGAGGGAAACGTTTTCCTTTTGAGGTTGTGGACTGGGCGCCAACAACCCACTTGTAAATATGAGCAACAACACACCAATGACCAAAGAATTTTTGGCGGAACGAGATTCCCGCATCTTCAAAATGCGTCAGGCCGGGGTGGCGATAAGCGAAATTGCCAAGAGGTTCGGTTGCTCCACGAAAGTCGTCTCGAACGCGGTTAATCGCCAGTTGGAAAAACTCAACAAAGAAGACGGCCTCGTTTATCTGGATGTTTTACGCATGGAATTGGAGCGGCTGGACTCGCTCCAGGCGGCTTTATGGCCGCTTACGCAGCACCGGAAAATTACAATGGACGACGGCACCGAGGTCCAAATTGAACCCGACATGAAGGCGGTCCAACAGGTGCTCGCGATAAGCGACAGGCGCTCGAAATTGCTCGGAATGGACCAAACAAGGGTAAATATCCAAGCCGAAGTTTCTGGCTCGGCGGCGTCGCCAATCAGGGCCACGCTTGCGGGTCAGGAAGGTCTGAAAAAAGAAACTTTTAAATTCGACCCGGAAACCGAGGCTAAAAAATTGCTTGAAATCATGGCCGTTTCGGGCGTGTTGCCGCAGGAAACTGTCGACCAGATGCTTGGGCGTTCATCTATTATCGATGCTGAGGTAATCGAAGATGAGCGAACAAGACAACTTGAAGTCGGCGATGGACAAAGTGGCGGAGAACCTAAACCCGACGGTAAAGACAATCTCGAAGGATGACGACGGCCCTGCTGACAAGCAGGTTTTGATTAGGACCACCGATACTGAGCGCAACAAATGGAAACTTGCCGCGGAAAAAGAGGGCCTGAACCTCTCCCAGTTCATCCGAGAGACGTTGAACGCCAGGGCCCGCGAATTGCTCGAGTGCACCCATCCGGTCAGCCACCGTCGTTATTACCCTTGGTCTGAATTTTGCTTGAAGTGCGACACTAGACTGAGGTAATGGCGCACGTAGATTCGTTTAAAATCCATCTAGAGCCGTTCGAATACGAGTGGGCCTCCCACGTTGGCACCCGCCGGTACATCGAAAATTGGCGCAAAAAAGATGCTCCGTATTACAAAAAAGAATTGATGGAAGACGACCGGACGGCGCAAGTCGCCGCCGCCGTCTGCGAACTTGCTGTGGCAAAGGCAACCAACAACTATTGGTCCGGCCACGTTTGGGCGGCCGGCCTGCACAACGCCTACAAAAGCAAGATTAACGACGTGGGCAAAAATATAGAGGTGCGGCGAGTGAGGACCGGTGAAACGGCGGCTGTTCGCAGACGGGATTTAGGCAAAGGGCTGGTGCTTTTTGTGGCCAAAGCAATCATGCCCGAATTGAGACAGGTCGAAATATGGGGCCAAATCGATTACGACAAGGCCTGGGCCGTCGGCAAACCTGCCTACTATTCACCGGATGACACTAGGTTGGTGCATAGAAATCAATTGAACGAACTAGACTGGCCTTTATTAGAAGAACATTGTCGAGACGAGTTTGGATAAATCTAACCAGAAAAGGATTGTTGTGCGTATTATAGATAGCCACGAAGTTGCGATTGATGCAGTTGGTCATGGTCGGGATATTTGGACTTGTAAGTGGTCCGGGATGGACAAAGCCCAAATATTTCGTGGCGATTTTATTAATAACAGGATAAATTTGCAGCACCTTTTCACCATTCCCTGTTCGGCCGACATGTCGGTGAAGGAATTTTGCGACTGGGCCGTTGGCTTGCTCACCGACTTGATTGAAGAAGAAACAAACGTATTGAAAGTGAGTCAATCCAATTGATGCCCGCATACAACGACCGCTTTAAAAATCGAAATCGGTTTGAAAGGAAACTTGATGAATACAACCACACGATGGAATTCATCAGGACCGTGGTGCCCGTGGTCGTGTTGTGTCTCCAAATTTTGATTCTTATAAAATTAAGCGACTAAGGACGGGGATGCAATGGAAACCGTAATCTGGTTTGCTATCGGCCTCTTTGTGGGTCTGGCCGCCGACTTTTTCCTAGTGCTTTTTATGACGCGTGATTTGAAAAACAGGATTGAGCGGCTAGAAAAAAACGACAAACCTCTCAGGGACAGAATCGGCTGGCTCGAGCGGCATATGTACAGGCTGGTGCGGGTCAGGATTGGCGACGAGTTCGAGGGCAAACTCTGAAAAGCGGGCTGAAGTCGGTCGAGGTTTGCGCCTACTGCCTGAGGACGGGCTCGGGCCGCAACGACCCCGACGGCAAAAATTGGCACATCGACCACGTGATACCCCGGTCAAGGTACGCCGGCAGCAACAAGGACCCGTTCAACCTGGTCAAGTCGTGCGCGAGATGCAATCTTTCAAAAAAAGACAAGTTGGGGATAATGCCGCAACACGGCTCCCGATATGCTGACGGAACGGTGCACGACGAGCACAAGGAAGGGGCGCTTATGCTGATGATTGGGGTCGACCACGAGGTGCTGCTCGAACCGAGAGACACGAACGACATCTCAATCACCCAGGCGGCCACCGAGTACGACGTCTCGACCGATACCGTCAGGCGCGCGATTCACAACGGCCAAATCGAGGGCGTCTACAGGATAAAAAGACAGCAGACCTCGAAGTATTTTTTCCCGCGCAACTCGGCCGACAAACTGTGGCCGTGCAAAAAGGCGGCAGACGGCCCGTCCGACGAGGTGGAGCAGTTGAAAAAAGAAATCGCACGTCTCAAAAAAATCATCAACTTAATTGTGGATTCAGGGGGTAGATAACATGAGTTTGGACGTTCACGCACTAATGTCAATTATCGACATGAGCAAACTTCTGAAGAAGTCGGGCAACCACAACATACAGACCAAGGACCTGGTCAGGGCGATGGCGCTGTCGGAGCCGTGCCTGTTCAACAACGACAAGGCCAACCTGATGCCGGTCACCGAGGTCGAAGCGGCGCTGCCGGGGGCGCCCGAAAAATGAGGACCAAGGTGCTGTATTCGGCCTACACGGTCGGAATCGTGATTTTCAGCGTGTTCCTGGCTTTCGCCAGTTGCGTGCTCGTGTTTTTCTCCAAAATCCTGCCGCCCGAAAAACCGAGACCATAAACCGGGGGCGGGGGCAATGGCAAATCGCGGCTTTGATATTTCTTCTTCACGATTCAACTTTGCCAATGACCTGGAATACGGGGAGGAAGGCGAAGACCTCGTAACTCGCTTCCTGGAACTGGTGTCCCACGGCGATTTCGAGGTCAAAAGCGACAGATACAGGAACGGTCGGATGGTTGTGGAGACCAACCAGAACCCCCGGGGCAGGCTCGACGCCCACGGTCAACGCGTGTGGGAACTGAGCGGGCTGAACATCACCACCGCCGCCTGGTGGGTGTACATATTCTCCCCGGACGGGGCCTTTGTAATCGTCTCGGTACGGCGGCTGAAAAACTTCCTGCGGCAGAACAAAGACACGTTCAATGAATCGACAAAACGCCCGTTCGGCGGCGACGACAACCCTGCAATCGGTTATCTGCTGTTCCCCGAGCACGTCCAGGACCTGATGACCAATCCCGCATACGACATCCCCTGACGGGTTGGATAAATCTAACCAGAAGTCGGTGAACCGAAAAATTTGGCGCGTGGGCGCCCCCTGTCTCGCAACCCGTCGGAAAAGTCCCGCAACTTTCGCTTGACCTGACGACCCGTCTGCCTGACAACCACACGACATCGCCAACCGGGACCTTTTTGGGTTTCCCCCTCCCGCCTTCCCGTCAGGCGGAGGAAGGCGGGAGGCTAGTTTGACTTAGCCTGACCCTTATATTCTAGTGGCATAAATGGTATAAGGCAACACGGGCATACGGGCGTGCGGTTGAGCCCCGAAAATAATCCTTGACGGCATGCATGGCGCACTCCGTTCGTGGTCGCCGTGTCGCCCCAGTTTTTGCCAAGCAACTTCGTGTAGGTGACGACGCCATAACCGTCCCGTTCGCCACATCGCAGTCGTGCATGCGAACCGTCGTGTCGTGCATAAACATGCACACGATTGCATTTCATTACATCGTCGACGCTCGCATCGTGCTCGACGAATCGGGGCCGAAAGTCGTCGAGATGACGCATTACGCCACGCTTACCTTGCGTCTATGGTTGTACGACTGTGTGTATGCGTGGTGTATGTGTGTCGACCATGCCCGCATGACCGGGACGTTTCCGCCGAAAAATCCCATAGGAATTCGCGTCGTGCCACGGGTGACCCATGGGCATACCTGAACATTTGTTCATCATTAGTCGAGTCAGCCCATGC